GCCCACCATTTTAAAAATCAATGGGTTAGCCAATAAATGGTTAGCCCATTGATCTTTATTATTTGTCGAATTTTTTCCCTCCGGCGAGAAACAGGGGGTGTCAGGCGAAAGTTATTCTGCGACAAGAAAAAACGTAATCTGAGACAAAAAAACGAAACATGCGACAACCCCCACGGGGTGGGTCGTAGGGTGCAAAAATCCTGTGCAATTGTCGGCCTGTTTTGAATCTGCCGCGATTGCCAGGTAGAAACCGCCTCATCTCTGCTGGTTTTATCCAGTCTGCTCAGTAGGTCGTCTTAAGACCAGCGCCTCCAAACACTTTATTTTACCGTTCAGAACGTGGGCATGCCCGCAGTGTCCCAACCAGGACATGACCGATGAATTGACATGGGCCAAATCCACCAGCCCATGCTCGTAATCGTGTGAGAGCCTCTTAAACCGCTTCGTGGCGCGCACAAGGGCCTTTTTCCGCACCAATCGATAGCTCGGCCATATCCGATAACCGACAAAGTCAATGCCTCGATCTGCCGGGTAAATGTCGCTCTTGGGGTTTAACTGAAGCCGTAGATGATCATTTAAATAGGATAATATTTCAGCCTTATAAGCGTGCAGCCGGGCCTTGTCGTCATCGAGGAGAACGAAGTCATCCATGTAGCGGACATAGAATTTAACCTGCATATTGTGTTTGATATGGTAATCCAGCTCGTTCAAGTAAAGATTCGCCGACCACTGCGAAAGCAGGCTCCCGATAGGCATATTCTTGGAATCTGGATCTAACGGATCTCCAGCGTTAAAAACGATCTTCCGGATCAAGGAAAGGGTGTCCTTGCATTTGATCTTGCGTCCGATGATCTCCATTAGAATGTGGTGGTTTATCGAAGGAAAGAACTTGGAAACGTCGCCTTTCAGGCAGTATACACGTTCATATTGCTGCTTTGTCTCTCGGAAGAATTTAACGACGCGGTACATGGCGTCATGGCTTCCTTTAAATTTCCGGCAGGCGTAGGAATCGTAGATGAAGAGATGGTCCCAGATCGGCTCGATAATGTTCATTATGGCATGATGGACAACACGATCTCTGAATGGAGAGACGTAAATGGTGCGCCTTTTCGGCTCGTAGAGGGTGAATTTCCAGTAATTGCCGGGTTGATAGGTCTTGTCGACCAGGTCTTCCTGGATGGAGATCAGATTCTCCTCCAGATTATTGCGGAAAGACAGGACCTCGTAGGTATATCGCCGCCCCAGGGCCGCCTTGTGATAAGCCTCGCAGATATTCTCGAAGGTAATTATTTTATGATAGAGGTTTCCGTGTCGTTTCATTGTCTCTCAACGCTAATGCGGGTGGCGTTCGGGCTTCCTACTGACCACCCGCACAGCTTAATATTTTTGCCGACTCAGCTTCGAGTGCGACAAGGATCATGACCTGTACAAGTTGTGGACCGTCTTTGAAGGCAGTACCTTCAAAGCATCTGCCGTTAGATGTGCTGCGCGCGCGCCGATATTCCAATTGTTGTTGGACGGGGCGTTATTGAGGTTGAGCGCCCCCGGGGACTGCGCCCCGTTATTACAATTACCACCGCGAAGAGCAGACGGTCATGACCCTGCGGGCAGCTTTTTCAGCCACCCACCTACCATCCGGCCAAGTTCGACAATCATCTTTTCCCAATTCTCGTACTTGTTGAATGGCAGGAACTCTAAATCTTTGGCCAATCTGACTTTGGTCCTTAAATGGGCGATCTCGATGTCGAGATCCTGGAGGGTTGTTTTCTTAAAGTAGCGCTTCTGGGCACGAATGATGTGCTTGTCGATTTCATACATCGACTGGCGAATCTCCGCTGAAAGCGTGTGCTTCTCGCTTTTCGGAAACTGCCGCAGGCAACCGTAGCCATAAATCATCATGTCTTCGTGTTTCTGCTTTAAGATCAACTCTTCCATCGATTTATCACCCCGATAAGGACCTCGCCTTCTATCACGGTGCCTTTCCATCGTCAAGATTATGATTCAATAGGCGGCTCATAATTCATCATGAGCAGCTCGTTCACGTATTTCTTTCTGTTGGCCCCGGCCGCCGAATAGGACGTCGGTACCGTCTCGATGTGGAAGCCCCTGAACAGATCCCGGATATGGTCCACGTCATTGATCGACAGGATGAATTTACCGGAAATGCTGGCCAGGATGTCCCGGAGCTTCATGAAATCACTTTGATCAAAGATTCCGTCCCCATAGTAATCCTCGCAGCCGTAATAGGGCGGATCGATATAAAAGAAGGTGTCCGGCTTGTCAAAGCGGGCAAAGACCTCCGCGTAGGATCGATGCTCGATGTAGACCCGCGCCAGGCGAAGGTGGACCGCAGACAACTCCTCTTCGATCCGCAGGAGGTTCAGGCGGGGCTTGGAGGTTGTGGCGATGGAGAAGGACGGGTCCTTAATCCTGGCCGCATAGCCCAACTTGAGGAGATAGTAAAACCGGACCGCCCGCTGAATGTCCGTCAGGGTATCCGGTAACTCCTTGCGAAACCGATAGAATTCATCACGCGAGACGAGAACCCATTTGAAATACCTGATAAACTCCTCCAGGTGGTGTTTGACCACCCGGTACAGGGTCACCAGATCCAGGTTAATGTCGTTGATAATCTCCACGTCCGATGTGTTCTCTTCTTTCTTGAATAACAGCCAGGCTGCGCCCGCGAAGACTTCCACGTAGCATTTGTGCTCCGGGATCTTCGGAATGATCTTGCGCGCCAGTAACGATTTTCCGCCCATATACGCTAAAAAACTGTTCATTGTGGTCCTCCCCGAATTGATTTATGGGAGTAACCCTGCTATAAGCCGTTCGGTTTCACTGTGCGGATGGTAGCGGGTTATCCCGTCGGGCGTCTTTAGCGCCTGGTCTGGGGAGGTCGCAACTCCCTGGAATACTGTCCGCCTTTTATTTCTTGTACAAAAAGCGCATCTTCAAAAATTTTTCGCGAACCCTCTGCCCTATCGGGCAGAGGGTCAGAACACAGGAACCAGGTTTCAGGGAACAAGTACTGCGCGCGCGCCGATAAACCAACCGTTGACGGAGGGCGCAAAGTAAATGTAGAGCGCGCCGGGGCAAAGCGCCCCATTAGAACAACTACCACCGCGAAGAGCTATCCGCTCAGAGGTAAGGTCAAAATAGAAAACCCCGCCATCAAAACCGCCCGTGCCCGCAGTTACAGTGCTGGCCGGTATCCCATGCAGCTTCAGTGCGGCTTCCGCACGGTATGATGCTATGGACTGCCCGTGCGTACACCCGGAGACGGACAAGCCCGTGGCGGCAAAGCTTGCATGGCCATAGCCGTCGGTGTAGCCCGTAAATGGGTTGACAGTCTTCCCGGCCGTATAAATGGCACCGCCGTTCAATCGAAGACCATCCGTGAATTCCCATCGGTTTCCGCAAAAATCACTGATCGGAATATCCCACAGCTTGCTGCCGCCACCGGTCAGAGACGAGCCATGCCCAGCCGTATCGGACTGATCACGCATGCCGATATCATTGGCATCCAAGTGCCACTTCGGGGTCGCAGGCGTTCCCGATTCATCCACATATCCATTGGTGTTTCCACGGAGCAGCCAACGGTTAATCCTGGTCCAGATCCACAACTCGAACCAGTGGGCATCCGTCATGAGACCGCCCTTCCCGGCCCATCCGGTCCCGGCGATACCGCCCGCGAATCCTCCATAGGAAAATCTCGACTTCAGATATTGCCGAAAGTGGGCAATGGTCTGACTCACCATCGGAGCGACTCCGGGCTGGGACACATAGGCTTTCTTGTTTACATCAGTGCCGTTACAGGCAGAGCCTATGCTGGCAGATGTTGCCAGGGGAGACGAACAGAGATACATATCGACCCAGTATCCGCCCATCGAAATGATTTCATAATCCGTGTTGTTCACCCATCCCGCCTGAATATCTTCAGGGTGAAACCAATCGCCGACGCTCCCTGACGGTGTCGCCACCGCCGCAGTGCTGGTCAGTGCCCGGCAGGCACGAAACGGAGGTATCCATTTCATAACCGACTCATTGCCGTCGGCGTCCACATAGACGTCAAGCCTCGTGTCGAACTGCATCAACTTTTCCAAAATCCACAAACTGGTTCGCTTACCCATATCGTCCTCCTTTAAACGGGATTTTCAAACGCCTGAATGATGATTTCCTCCAGATCCAGCGGAATGACCTCGGAGACCATGTTTGTTTCGATAACGGCCCTCAACAGCGTGACCGGATATTCCTCTCCGACGATAGGACCAATATCGCCCAGCCAGCGCACCCCCGTTGCCTCCGCTTGCCAAATCAACCCGCGACGGTAGTTTTTCCAGTAATGCCCGACCTCTTTTATTTCCGCTCCATCGATACCCGGCACGGCATCAAAGTCGGTCTCTCCTCGTAAGATTGTCTCCGATTCCGTTTTTTCTACTTCGACGGTTCCCTGCTGAATCTGGCGGCTCTGAGGTGCCGGAATGGACATCTCGGCCAGTTGCCAGAACATGTCCTCCCTGGGATTGATCCGGATCTGGAGATTGCCGTCGAGATAGACCCGTACCGTATGCCCCTGATAGGGCGACAAATCGACCGCCTGGGCCGCGACGTTGCCCTGGGCGCAGGCAAAGGCGGCGAGGTTAAAGGTCGATCCCTGAACGCTGATTTTGTCATTATTGCCGATAATCATAAGCCCTCCTTACACCACGTTGGATAATTCGATGTCCGCCGGGAAGCCGCCATGCCCGGAATTGTAGATCACGACCGTATTGGCTGCTTTCACATAAGAAATGTCGCCGATCCGTCCCAGGCCGCCGGTCCCGGTGGGCATGGTTTTGACCAGATAACTCGTGTCGCCTTTGCTATGCGTCACGGTCACTCCATCCTGACCGGCCAGGGTAACAGCGCCGCTCATGAAAACATTGCCGTTCGATCCGGCGACCGCTGTCGGCCAGGCTGCCTTTGACACCCCACCCAGGGTCAGGTTCACAAAATGCCCCTGCAGGTAGCGCAGGATCGCCGATCCCAGGGTCCGGGCCGCGTCGCTGTCCGGTTTGATGTCCAGGGACTCGATCAGGTTCTTCGCCCAGATCTGGCCGTCCACCTGCAGACCGCCGTAATGACGCCAGAGCCACTGCGCCGGGGTTGTCATCCCGGCGTCCACCTCGATGGTGATCGTGAACTGTATTCCCGCCTCGCCGGTGTTATAGACCGTGACGGTGTTGGCCGCCCGGACGTACCAGACCCCGCCGACCCGTTCCGCTTTGGCCAGGGGCGTCGCCGTGATGACATAGCCCGTCAAGCCGAGGTTGTGGGTGATCGTGATACCGTCGACGCCACCGAAGGTGGACACCCCGGACATGACCAGGCCGTTCAAACCGGAGGCGGCCAGATCCCAGGCGGTTTTGCCAACCCCACCCAGAAAAACCTGTTGGAAATACCCGGCCGCGTAATTCTTGGATGCCCCTCCGACGCGCCCGGCATTGTTCGTCGCCGGTTCCATGACGTTCTGCACGGCATGGGCGTCCGGATAGACCTTGTGGACGTCCAGGGCGGCATCTTGCGCCGTGTCTTTGGCGTCCTGATCGGTGATCTTTTTGTAGCGCAGATCGTAGAGGGTGTATAAAACGCTTGGAAATACATCACTCATGGCAACCTCCTTCAATCATTCGCATAGACCTCGGAGCGATACTCGATGGCCGCGAGTTCGGAATGCATAGTCGATACGGGTCTCTTGACGCCAAGCAGCCGGTATTTTGTCCGTTCGGCAGTCAACTTCGTCAGCATATAGGGATATTCGTACATGTCGGTCATGACAAAGCCCGTCGGCAGCGGGATCGTCTGAATATCCGTCCCGGTCAGGGTGCCCTGCCAGGTATAGATGGCCCCGTCGCCCCAGATGGACAGTTTATAGGTTTCGCCCGCTTCCGGCGTGAATTCCCGATCCAGAAGGACGTTGCTGCCGGAGACCTCCTGAATCCTGCCGGAAAACGCCAGGTCCTTCGCCTGGGACTGATTCAAAAAGGCATCGCCGACCTCGCATTCGATGGCATCGAGCCCGGCGTCCAGGGAGATCGTGTGGGTCACATAGCGGTTCTGCGCCAGCATGTATTTCAGCAGGCGGCGCACCTGGGATTCCCGGACGACGCCGACCTGGATGGGAATGGTCTTCACAATCGGATATTCACCAGCAGCCACATCCTCCTCGGAGATGGTTTTCTGTTTGTAGTTGTCATTTTCATCGAGGAAAGTGGTGACCAGGATGTTGGGACGATCCTGCTTCGGGATCATCTCGACGCGGCTATTTGCGGCATTACCTTCAGCGAAGATCTGCACTTCCGTGGCCGCCCGGTCGATCACGGGACGATAACTGCCGCCGGAAGCGACCAGCGCCGCCCTGGCGGTGGCTGCCGCCCTGAAGGCAGTGCTCCACAGGTCGGACTGAAAATCGATCACGGCATCATACTGGTGCCGCTTTTCATATGCGAGGGTTGCCGCGTTATAAACCAGCTCTTCATTCCAATCGTTCCACTCTTCCCAATAGGACCAGTGGTCGTCGCTGATCGTGATCCGCCCCTGAGAACCGTTCAAAAGCATTAATGCAGTGGCCCAGGCGGTGTTTCTGGTCGGAGCGTCGCTTTCGTGAAAGGCCATGACGGAAGCGCCCGCCGTAACCGTTTCCGCCATCCGGACATAGAGCCTGGTTTTCGTATTGGAATCAGTCAATTCCCAGGTCTCGACCCGGACATAAAACTTCGTCAAGGGCCGGGCGTCCTGGGCGTAACCGGAGGAAGCCATGAAGACCAGCCAGTAATACGTGTCCGGAACCGTGTCCGGATCGGCGAGGGCGGCATTGATTTTGATCTTGCGCAGGCCGTCGACGTTGATCTCATTGATCTCGGTTCCCGTTCCAGTGACCAGGCCCTCGTCGGCATAGACGGTCGTGTCTTCCCGGTCGGCGGCAGGAGGAACCGATAAGGGGGGACCCGTGACGACGGAGGTAACCTTCGGGCGGGCCCCGGAGAGCCTGTCCGTCGCCATTGCCCGGACGCCCAGCAGAGAGTGGTTCGGATAGGAACACTGAGCATCGATGATTTCGGCATAGGACTTAAGATAAATATCGTCCATCCAAAGCTCGGTATCCTGGTCGGTCGTCGTCCTCCAGATCCGGAAGTAATAGTAGTCTTTGTCCAGGCCGGTGATTTGCGCTGTTCTGGATACGGCAGACGTCGGCGATAGGGAATCGCCGCTGATCGTAAAGGCTTCCCCCTGCGACGCCATGACAACACTGGTAATAGCAAAGGCGCTTCGGTTGTGGGTCCCGTATACGTTCGTACACCAGTCGTGATACCAGTCCACACGCACCTGATAATAGCCTTCAGGAAGATTGTTAATGACGACGTTGACGGATCCGTTTGCATTCGGCTGTGTGAATGGATCTCCGGCAGGAGTGCCGAACTCATATGTGTTGTGAAGTATCCATGAACTCGCCCCGGTCTCCCGGTAATACACCCGATACCCTGAATTGGAGAAATAGGTTGAATTGTCGATGGTCCAGTAGCTATTGAGGGTGAAGGAGATGTAGGTCGTCTCAATATTGCTGTCGAAGCCCCAGGTAATTCTCCCGGAGAACCCGCTGTTTGTTTCAGTGATATCCCCAGGGCCGACGACGCCGTCTCCAGGGATGAAATTCCAGGTGCTTGCTGAGGTTTTCCGATACTGGATACGGAAATCGACGCTTCTGGCCACATAAGCGCCGCCGGTATATTCACAGATTCCACGAGGGCCAACAATCGTCAGTCTTGCCCCGGTGATCCTCGCTTTCGAGGCGAACAGGACCACGTTGGAAGGACCGCTTGTCGACGCATCATAAGGAACCCTGGCACCGGAGGCATATTGGACGTGGATGACGTCAAACATGTCCATCATGGTCTGCTCATCATCGCCCATCCGCGAATCGATGTAGGCCCCCTTGAAGTAGGTATAGACCGTGTCGTTGATGCGAATATCCTCAAAGCGGGTGATCCGGTGACCTGCCGGGCAGAGCAGCATGTCCAGATATTCGTTCTCGCTCGGATCATACCAGGTCTTCTCGCTGACGATCTGGCCGCCTGTCCTGATTATCCCGAAGATCATGGGCTTCACCAGGCCCTGGCTGGCCTCGTTGGTGATCCCGTTCCAGTCATAGCGGTTGTAAACGCTGCTGGCGGCGATGTCGCCGCTGAAGCCGGAGATCTGTGGGACCTCCGGAGGGGCAAGGGGCATGGTGGCATTGATGACCATATTGCCGGCCAAAGTAACGGCCATCCCCGCCGCCATTCCCCAGCCAGCACCCATGTTCAATCCCGCAACTCCATAACCACCCGCGCCGCCGACATACCAAGTCGCAATCGCCGCGACGATAACCACCAGAATTTGTGCTATCATCCTGCCGGAGTTTCCTCCATCCCCGTCCGGCAACGATTCCCCGCCGCCAGGCTTGTACGCATAGTAACCGACGATAAACGAATCGTACCGGGAAAGGCGAGACAACACGACGCCCTTGTGGGGAAGAGAATGGAGCAGACTCATCTCCGGCGTCACGATGCCGAGGTGATAGTTGCCAGAAGGCATCTTCAGCAGGGCTACGGAATAGGGCTGAGGGCGTGAGATCTTGATCCAGTTTCTTCCCTCAGTAGCGATCAGCGCCTCATCGATGCCGTCTTCATCACGGGCAGGCAGCTCGACTTTTAGCCTGCAATAAACCTCCCGAATCAGGCCATAACAGTTCAGACACAGAGGGTCATGTTCTCCCCGGAGGGCGTACTGGATCCCGATCAGGTCTTTCCACTCGACCGGGGTATATGCAATGGGAACAGGAGCAGGATGATTATACAAAGCCACCACCTCCCACATAGGCAGATCCGGGAATGCCGGGAAAAGAATTGAACCTCAAAACATTCGTGTGTCGCTCGCAATCCGCCAGGGTGTGGCTGCAGGAATCTGGAGATCCGGCTATAAATCCGGACGGCTGTGCATAAGTGCCGTCTATTTGCTTGATATAGCAGCCTTTCCCCTTGTAGCGGTTCCAACAGAAATCGGTCAGGTATTTCTCCTGAAGGAGCGACACCATGAATGGATTGAACGTCCCCAACTCAAGGACGATGGCGTCGTCCGTGATCGGCCCGCATTTGAGGATCTCCAGCGTTTCTTGATAGACGATATCGTCCTTTTCTGCGGAATAGAGCTTGAAAATAATCGTCTGCCCATCAACGGATCCGGACTGCTTAAGATAGGTTCCCAGGACGCCATCGATATTGGAGATGGTCAACTGAACCGTGGCGATCTCGCCCTTGCCGTCGTCCCGGATCTCGTCCAGCATGACGGGGAAAGGCGAATAGGTATTGCCGTCCACGACGATCTCTTCCTGGTTCGGCGTGTAATAAAGCGTCTGAGTCTCCAGAGTGATTTCAAAAAGGGGCACCCATACAGAAGGTTTGTTGAAATTTCGGTGGTCGTCATCCGGTATCGTCCTGGCCATCATTCCACCTCCGGTCCGATAGATTCAAGGGTGATCCTGGTATGATATATATAGCCGTCGCCATACTCTACGGGATCCTCCGGAATTTCTTCATCGATGATCCTCGCCAGAATCGCCCTGGGAATGACCTGGCCGTCCGGCCTGGGCTCCAGGGAAGTTGGCAGGACATACCAGAATGTTTCCGAGCCTATGTAGTCGATCCAGGCACGTTGCATGTTATATTCGCCCTGGCTCATGTTTGGAGATTCAATGACAATCTTTTTGCCACGGGCGGGGTAGCGGTCGCGCTGATGGACATATCCCGCCGTCGCCTGAAAACGAACTTTCGGAGATACAATCATCGGTTTGTATCCGCCCATAGGGGCAGAGATCAGGTCATATTCGGTGTTTTCGTAAACGCCACTCATGCACCCCTCCCGCCGGTGGCCAGGAGGCTCCTGAAATCAGGGCTGCTCTTCGCTTTTTTGGCCACCACGTTGATGATAAGCTGCTCGTGATCGAACCGGATGTCGTTCTGCTCCGTTTCCATCTGCGTGCCCGTCTGGTTGTCAATATTGACGGTCACCTTCGGAAGAGAGCCACTATTCGCCATGAGCCCCAGGGCCTTCATCTGCCCGGCGGTGAAAACACCTTCTCCACGCTGCAGAATGGCGGGATATTCATCAGGCGCGAATCCGCCGTGAAAACGAGGGGCTCCGGCAAAGGCGAAATTCGGGATGATGTTATACGATTTAGGTGAATCCCCAGGGCCACCGCCTCCATGCCAAACACCGGTATTGATATAGGCCGCTTCGCTGGCGGTGTAGGGAGACCCAACAGCACCGATCTCGTAATTCGCTCCCGGAGACGACCCGCTGTTAAATAGCCCCTGAATCCCGCTGGTGATCCCAGCCGACACCTGTTGTGACAGGGCGTTAGCCAGGGCTCGATGAACGGATGTCAAAAAGGCGTTGAGATAGTCCGCCAGGCTTTTGAGCTTTCCCTGAAAGGCGTCGAAAAATAAGTCAGAAAAGCCCTGCTGCATTGCCTGGGCCGTTGTTTGGGCGATGTCATACATCTGCTTACCCGTGTCGGTCCATTGGTTTAAAATGTCCTTGAACCCCAGCTTAAACGCCTCCAGTGGCTCATTCATCAACGTCTCACGGGCCAGCTCCGCCCGTTTCTTCATCTCGGCGATAATCTTATCCATTTGCGCATTCCATGCCTGCTCATTGCCCGTCTTGGGCATCGCCGCGAGCGATTGACGCTGCAGGGAGATAAGTTGTTCCGTCAGACGAATGCGTTCATTTATGGTATTTCGATGCGCCGTACCCTCGGCCTCGATCAAATCCAGGCTGGCCAGGCGATTGTTAAGTTCCGCCTCCCGTGCCGCCCGGTCATACTCGGCAGGTTTTACCACCTCGGCCTGACGGATCTTCTCGTTGTACAGGAGCGTGATGGCCGCCTTTTTCTCGGCAGAGATCTTGACGTCCTCCAGCTCCTCCGCGAGTTTCGCTCGCAACGCATCGGCTTCCGCTTTGTAACCGGCCCTGACGTTCCCGGTCAGTTGGGTGTATTCCTGTGTCTGAGCGGTAACGAACGAACGGACGCTCGCCAGAGATTCGGCGTTTTCCTGAGCAACGGCGATGTCCCGCTTATCTTTCGCCTGTTTGCGCATGGTCTCGACCTGAGCGTTCACTTCCTCCTGGGCCTTGAGCATGTTCTTCAGGTCGGCCTGGAGCGCCGGATCGACGGCAGTGATGGGATCATTGGCGTCCCGTTTGGCGTTTTTCTTTGCAGCATCTTTTTGTGCTTTCGAGATTTTCTCCTGTAATTCCCGGACGGCCCGCTCCATATCGGTCTTGTACTTCTCCACGGCCGCCATGTCCTTCCGGTAGGCATCCTCGATGTCAATCAGCTTGGCCCCGTGAGACGTCGCGGTCAGTTTCTTGATTTCCGACGCAAATTCAAGGATCTTCTCCTTAGCGGACTTGAGAATATCGGTCATCCGGTCCAGGGTCTGATTCACGCCTTCGTGGGACAGGTTATATTCAACGGCAGCCGCCTTTCCCTTACGGCTTCCGGCAGTAAGCTCTTCCGTGCTCTTCGTGGCGCTGTCCGTAGCGTTCTTGATTTTATTCCTGGCGTCGGCTCCCCTGAATATCTCCTCGCGGATCGACTCCTGGACATTCAACTCCTGCTTCAGCTTACCTTCGGCTGCCGTCTGATTTTTTATGAAATCCTGATAGATGGCACCTTGCGCTGTTCTGGCGGAATCGGCCTTTTTTCGGTAAACCTCCGTCAGCCCAAAGAACTGCGCCATCTTGGGAAAGGATTCCTGGATGGTGGCAATAAACTCGTAAAAGAGGATTCTCCCTGCCTCTTTGACCTGTCCCCACACCGATTTTGCGGTGGCGCCGATCATGTCCCAGGTATAAACGGCATACGCGCCGAACTTGGCGACGGAGGCGTACCCGGCCTGCATAGCTTCACCAATGGTCAGCCCCAGGATCTCCATCTGAGCGATCTGCTGGCCCAACTTCCATCCGATAAATGCCGCCCCAATACCGGCCATAGTTCCGGCAGCCAATGCGGCTGCCGTCGCCATTGTCGCCAGACCTCCCGCACCAGCCAGCGCCGCTGCAAACAGGCTTTCGATTGACGCCACTACCGGGGCAAACAGGCCCGCCATGAAGGCAACATTGGCAGCGACCAGGGAAGCAAGCCAGGTCACCGTTCCACCGATGGCCCTGATGGCTACGCCGACGGCCAGGATCTTCACCGCCAGACCGCCGAATCCGGTAAGGAGATCCACGATGACGGGATGATTTTTCGTGAAATCGCTAATGGCCTTGCTCATGCCCCGGATGCCGTCGATGATGGAGAAGATCTTCTCGTCCATCTTCTGCAGGGAGACGATCAGGCTTTCATTCCATTTGATCTCTCCGGTTTCCTTATTGAACGTGACGATGGAATCGGTGACATCCTTGATGATGCTCTTTGTCTTTTGAAAGCCTATTTCCATGCCCTTTCCGAGGGCCTGGGTGGCTGCGTCCTTCAGGTTGGACAACTGGACGGATAGATTCTTGGATGCCTCTGCTGCGCCGACTGTGGCCCCTTCAAGGGCCTTCATGACGGCAGGATAGAGCTTCCCTGTTGCGTTCAGTTGGCGCATCTTTTCGTTTGTCAGCCCGGCCGCCTCCATGAGCGGCTGCAGCATGGTCGTTCTCGGCGTCATATTGCCGCTCAGGATGCTTCGGACTTCCTCACCGAGCATATCAAGCGGAACGCGCATGGACGTGGCCGCCTGGACTATGGCCGTGGAGAAGTTCACGACCATTTTTTCATCGAAACCAGCCTTCAGGGCCGGGACGTAAGCCTGGGTGTAAGCCTTCGTCAGTTGCTCATAGGTTGCGGCGGTTTCCAGCCCGGCGATGCGAAGCCGGTTCTGCGTCTCGACGCTCAACCCCAGGGCGGCGGCGAAGGCCCGCTGTCCAGTTACGACCTCTCCCGTTCCGTCCCTGAATTCCCGCATGGAATAGATCAAAGAGGCCAACCCGACTTTGGTTTCTTCCATCACGGAATTGAACCCATACCCGGCAGTCATCGCATTTTTGATGACGGCATAACCGCCGAACGACAGGAATAGATTGCGGATCGTCCCGGAAAATTCGTTTGCAGTGCTGTTGGTCTCCTGGAGCGTCTGCCTATAGGAGCGCGTTGCGCCGTTCACTGTCTGTAAGACGCCGGACGCCAGGTCTTTAGCTGCGATGATTATTTCGAGTTTTGTCATTTGGACTCTTCACAATTATTTGGTCGATATTGCAGGTCGAGCAGTCCACGTTCTTTTTTGCCACCCGGCAGGCCCGGCAAAATGCTGATTTCGGGTCATTATGCGGACGGTCATCCTGCTTGTCATGAATCCCCTTCAATACGCTCTGTTCGAGAACCCGGAGCTTTCGTAAAACCACCTTGTCAAATTCGATCTCGATCACGCCCGCAATCATGGCGGCGGCATTGTAATCGAGACCGATCACACCGTTCGGCCCCACCCGCCATTGCGTCAAGACGTTTGTCCATAGATCCCAGGCGTCTTCATTTTCCCTCAGCAAAGCGGGCGGGGCGTTCCGGCATTGATCACACCGAGACCGATCTATGCATCCTTTGCACCTGGCAGGTCCGCCGCCTTCGTACCACTGCCAGATGGCTTCAAGTTTTTTTCATCGTCGCCTTTGCCGTAACTCAGGTCGATGATCGCCTTGAACAGGTCCAGAGCCTGGTCGTTCGGAAGTTTGTCGACCTCCTGGATCTGCTCCGTCCCACAGACCAACTCCAGGATCTCGTCGGCGGCATCATCCGCGTTTTCGAGAGACAGATTCCCGATATTGTAGCCCTTCTTTCTAAGGGCCTTAACCTCGCCCCGAGTGAGGGGCCGGATTTCGAATTTCTTTCCGCCTATTTCTTTTTCCATGTTGCATCCTTTCTGGGCTTAGAATGTCGCTATCGGGCTCAAAAGCACCATCCGCAGGGCCGAAGCATCGGCATCGTCGTTGTAGAAGCCTTCAAAAGGAAGCTCCACCAGCAGGCCCGTCGGTCCTGAGATCACCGGGGACTGAGGCTTGAAAATGGCCTCATCGAGGTAGAAGCTCATCTTTTCGTTGCCTGCCGACGCACCCGTTCCCGCGCCCTTCGTAAAATGCAGTTCCAGGGTCGTCTCGGTATGAGCAATGGCCAGGGCGTAAAGCACGTCGTCCTCGAAGAGGATTTTGGCGGTACCGGTCACCTTCGCCTTTCCTTCCGGAAGGCTGTAGCGCTGGCCCGTACCATCGATGACGTAAGTGTTCCCGTCCAGGGCGTTATCCAGGGTGAAATCGATCTCGGTGACCGTTCCCAGGGAAGATCCGCCGCGCTGGATAGACCCAGAAAAGCCGTCAAACGGCGTATGGCCGTTGTCGGTCGCCGTGGCATCGAAGGTGGCCGCTCCGACGGTCTCTTTCGCTCCCATGATGGAGACGGAGCACTCGATCATCCCCTCCGGTTTGGCAGACAGTTTGAAGCTGTTCACCCGGCATCCGTTGTAGAGGAAGTACTTGTCAGTGGCCAGATCCGTGAACTGCTTCTCGATGCACATTCCGACGGGAAGCGCGCCGATCTTGTAGGTATGCGTGTAGGGGGCCGGACCTCCCGCAACGCCGTAGCCTCCAAAGATGTGCTTGAAGAGCTTCCCGTACTGCGGGGTAAGCTCGAAATTGATATCCCCTGCAACGTCCACGTTTCCCCGGACAGGGGCCTGGGGATTGCGGTTCGAACGAATCGTATTGGACGATACGAGATTTCGGCTCAGCCGGAGAGATTCGCTCGTAAACGGCAGCACGTGTGCGTCCGGGGTCGGCGTGGTCTTGTATGTGGCTTCCGTGTCGAATATCAATACGGCGTTAGCGCCTGATTGCTGAGACATGGGTTATTCCTCCTTTCCCTTCTTGCCTTTGCCGGATACAAACTCCGGCTGATTTTCCTGGAATTCCTTCAACCTCCCCTTGCGGAGCAGGACTTCCGCCAGATCGTCAGGTACCTCTTTCGGGACGCCGATCTTGAACTGCCCGGCGACGCCGCAGCCCATGATTTTCGGACCTTCGTCATAATATAGTTTTTTCATAGATCCTCCTTTTACGGTTCCGGTTCAGGGACCGGCTCAGTTGCGATGACATTCGTCTTCAGACGATAATTAAGGCCATAAACCAGCAGCCCACCCTCAGCCGTCACCAGATCCTCCCTGACAGGCCAGAGCCACCCATAAGGGCTGATCTGGTGGCCGATGAGATAGTTTCTGACCGCCTCGATGATCGTGTAGGCTTCGGATGCACCGGCCTCCCTGCTTTTGAGATTCCGATATACCAGAACGATTAGGAAGTCCATCTGGTGATCCGCCCGGTTTGTCCCGATGACCTTTTTCTCTCCAAAATCCGCGCCGTGATAGATGACGTTCAGGGCAGGCAGGCGCTGGGGAGATTTGAGGAGATCCTCAATGTCGCCCTGCCAGACGCCGACGCTGGCCACGGTGGTGATCTTTTGCAATTGCGTAATGATGTCGTCCTGAATCGTCTCAATCATTAGAACCCCGACATCTTCTCCCGGCTAAAAATCCGGGCGTTGGAATCAACGTTCACAGTGTTATCCGTATTGGCAGGCGAAGGCGTCTCCGCGCCGAGCTTGATTCTCCCGTCCGCCACTTTTTCCAGGAAGCGAATCGCCTCTTTATTCCTGTCCGACCGGATGTCGGGCATGGGGAGATCACTCCGGGAATAGAGGTTGTAGGCCGCTATATCCACGCTGATCTGGCGAATCTTCGGAGGAACCGGCGATAGAGGGATACTATAACGATCCTGGCAATATGCGTCGATGGTGGCGTCTGCATCGGCGATGGCACGGGTGACCTTATCGTCGTCAATTTCACCCGCACCATCGTCGTCCGTCAAATGGATCAGCGTTGTTTCATTGAGCAGACTCAGGATATCGTCTTGGATGCAATAGGACATTACCGTTTGCCTTTCTTCCCGGTTTTGACCGATTCTTTGCCGCTGTCAGCCGCTTCCGCCGCCTCACCGGGGCTTTCAGGCGGGTCTTCCTTTTTCTCCTTCACGATCTCCACGACCAGCATCGGTTCGCTCTGGAGCGTCTTCAGATCTTCCTTCGTAAAACGCTCGTCCGGGTATTCGATAACCTCTGCCGGATGGGAAACACCGCATCGCCTGAACCCCGCTTTTTTGCTTTTGATTCGGATCATTTTCGCTCTCCTTCAGGTTTTCCCTGTGCCTCCCAGTTTCACGGGAGGCACAGGGAGATAACATTTTGAAAGACCCTTATGCCAACCAGGGCACGACCACGAGCTTCGCCGTGCCAAACCAGACGTTGCTCGCCCCGGTGGAATCGAACTGCGCTTCCACGACGGAACGACCATAGGACTCCAGGGTCGGCGGAACGACCAAATGGGTCGGCATGATACCGAGCGGAACGCCTTCGTCGTTGGTGAAGCCCATCATGGCCGCCCTGGCTGCCGCATAGTACGTGGCATTCAAGGTCTGCTTGCTGCCGTAGGCAAGCTGCCACAGGCCGTAGCCGACGTTTTTCCGGTCATCGACGCCGTACCGGAACTTCTTCCGCATGAAAACGTTCTCGTCGTCCGGCCTGTCCATCGCCACAAACTGGGGCCGCTTCCGGATCTGCAGAACAATCGGCTTGATGGGGCGGGACAGATCGAGGAGGTACCAGGGGGTCCCTGCTCCACCGCCGCTGTTGGCCACCGACGCTCCATTGACGGAATGGTCGGTGTCGAAGAAATACTGCCCGTCGAAGCATGCCGTGGCAAAACCGGCTTTGAGGAGGGCGAAGACCAAGATGTCAGGGTGCACCTTTGCCGCCTGTGCCAGTCCCTGAATCATGGGCGTATAGACGCCGATCTGATCGTCTTCGACGTCATTCCGATCCACCTCGACGGTCGACTCGTAGTCCTTGTTGGTGATTTCGTACTTGAAGGCGCTGAGATCCTTCAGAACCCTGTCGCCCAGCCATTCCCGCATCATGGGGAAATCGCCCAGCCATTTGTAATCGACGCTCCGTCCGGTGGAGGGCGTCTGCATGGCCACCAGGAGCCACTGGCTTGCAGCCGCGTCAAACGCCTGGTTGAAAACGGTGCTGAACGACTTATAAATTCCCTGCAAATTCGCTTGATTGACAATCATGTTGTGTCCTCCTTCTTTTGTGTGTGGGGGAGCGTTCTCCCCCCCGTTCATGGGTTATGTTACGCCGTCAGCAGCTTCTTCTTGTATTCGATCCAGGCTGCCAGCATGATCACGTCATCCGTGCCGAGGGTCCCGTCTTTCGGTTTGATGGTCAGCTCAATCGCTGCCGGGTAAGCGGCAAGATTGGCCAGGGCGAGGGTGAGCGTCTCGTGCTGGACCGTCTTGGCAACGGCATCCCCGGTCATGGCGCTGGAGTCGCCGCCGAAATCCGCATCGGCGTCGTATACCGCATCGACTACGTTGTTGTAGGCCGCCACGGTAAACTTGGTGGCATCGCCGATCGTCGCGCCGGTTTTGGCCGCCAGGACATGCAGCGTCATGTTGGCCGTGATGTCGGCATCGGGGGGAACGATCACTTTGGCGGCGACAGCGAGAGGGGCTGCGTGGTTGTTCCAGCGAACGCCCATCCCTTTTGCTGTGACGCAAAATCCGGGAACATCGCTGGCGCCATCGGCGAAGGCAGCCAGGGCAACTCCTGCGGCGGAGAAATAGTTTGTGGGAATGTTGATGACTCCTTTGGCGGTAAGCAGGCTCTGGTAGATCTCCTGGAGTGCCGCCTCCACCTCGGTCTGGCCGGTAAATAATCCCGCGTCGACGATGGAAACCGCGCTGGCAGCGTGGGCGGCGCTTCCGTCCGCTATATGGGCGGCCGCATCCGACTGCCTGATCGCCGGTTCGATATCGATCCAAGCGTGGGTCGTATCAATGTACTCGGCGATGATCCCGGCGAAGATGTCGTTGGTGACATTCCCGACGAGATCGACGTTTTGGTCATCGGCGATATAGACGCTGTCGCCCACGTTGGCGATGGTGATCGGCGTGGCAAAGGACATTTTGAACAGACCACGCCTGCGCACCGTGACGTTGATCGCGCCGTCCAGGCCCAGGCTGTTATCCGCCTGTTCTCGGGAGATGCCTACAAAGAGAGTGCTGGCGGTGTCTCCTGCCGCTACGGCGTACCCGGCGGCGTTGACGCTAACCATCGCCCCGGCGTAAATGACGTCTCCGTCGTCCACGGGAATGGAGATGTCAACTCCTTCCCGATATTCGGTTTTCTTGTCTGTAGCCAGCGCCGTCATGGCAAACATCAGGAGAGGTTCCTCGCCTCCCGAACCGAAGATCTTCATTGCCAGAGCCGCCAGGCAGACGCAAAAGAACATAAAAAACGTCGTCACACTTCCGAAACAATTGCAGATTAGTCTCCTCATTTCATCCTCCTTTTCCCATCAGGGATTGGCTTATTTGTTATATTTCTTGAAGGTTTCCTCTTCGATTCCCATCATCTCGTTGATGGTCTTCTGATTGGCATCGATCCCGCCGTGGGTGTCTTTCGCCGCGATCCTGATGCCGTCCACGGGGATCACACTTCCTGCCGGACGGGACAGAACGATCTGCTTGAACTGCTCCGGCGCTTTCCCGGCCAGGTCGCGTCCCCATTTGTCCAGCTCCTCAGGGCTCGTCTTGCCTTCCTTCAAAGCCAGGGAGATCAGGTCCTCCTGCTCCATCCCGGAGATTTTCTTTTTAAGCTCCGCGACTTCCAGGCTCAGGGTCTTGGCGACTTCCGCCGGAGCTTTGAGAGAAGCGACGATCTGAATGACCTCGTCTTTTCCCGCTCCTTCCTTTGCTCCCAGGGCCGTCAGCACCTCTTTGCAGGCGACGACATTGATCGCGTCTCCTTCCAGTTTCGCGTTCTTGGCCACGAGCTGGGTGACCGCTTCCTCGACCTTGTCTTCCCCGGCATCACTGGCCAACCCAAACATTTTCTTCAGTTTCTCGATCATAATAGCCTCCCTTTCCTGATTTTGATTGCCCTTGTCATTCCCGTCATGGCGCATCTTGGCCATAAGCGGTTTCAAGTTATTAATCTTCGGCTGGTTCGTGAGGGCAACGTTTTCCAGAAGCACGACTTTACGATCTTTCGCCGTGATCCATAAAACCGGGGAGAAATACCGATATTCCCGGTTTTTCAGATATTCTTCCGCCTTCTTGGTCCATTCAACTGCCACCCACAAACCTTCCGTCCCTTTCCAGACCAGGCGCTTGATCCAACCGGCCGCCGGTGCCTGAACGTCCTGAATCGTTTGATGCTCGTAATCGATGACCATGTCGTTGCCGCGTTTCTTGAATTCTTCGATCAGGGCCCCTGCTTCCTGGTCGTATAGATAGGCCGGTTCATCGCCAGCGATCTCGATTTTGCCCCAGGGAAGAAGCTGGAACTCGGACGGCGCACCGGTCATTTCCTTCAAAACTGATAAGATCAGATGTTTCATGGCTTTACCTCATCGACAAATAATTGTTAATGATTCCGACGATCTTTGTACTGTCCTGGGCGCTCACCCCCAGAAAAGGCCTGGCGGGAATATTGATTTTCCTCTCTTTGAACGTAAACCCACGCCCCATCGTTGTTCCCTTCGAAAATTTCCCGCTCTGCCGATTTCTCACAAACAGTTCGCTGCGGGCGGCTTGTGTTATCGTTCCGCCCAGCTGATGAATCGCCGCATAAACCCGCTTTGTTCCAATGGCGAGAGCCGACGGGCCTTGAAGCTGATAGCGGATACTCCCACGCAAATGTCCGGATTCAGTCAATATCTTGCTGTGCTTCTTTCGTTTCAGCGTCGACGCTTTCAGCGGTGCCCACGGCGATCCGTCCGGTGACGGTCCCTGGGTGTCGAAACGATTTTCCGTCGACCGCAGCATGTATTCCCCAATGATCTTCATGACCGGAGACGGGTCCTTGACCTTTCCGGCCAGATCGTTCAGCGCCTTGTTGACGGATTCGTCATGAACGGTGATTCTAATTTCCGGCATTTTCCCTCTTGCCTTTCAAAAAAACGCTTGACAAACGATATACAATGTATATCATATAGCCATGAAGAAAACGGAGCTTCTCCCCATCCGGGTCGATCCGGAAACAAGGCGCATGGCCGTCGAAAAGGCTGAAGCACTCGGTCTCAGCATGTCGGCGTATCTCCGCATGCTGGTCCGCCTGGACAACAAACGGGAGAACGACGAAGCAAAACGACGAGAGGAGTAACACCAACAGCCATGTGGGTTTTCACCAACAGGGGTTTTCTGTCCGTTGTGGAACATCGGGACGATTCGGAAACGATGGTCGTCCGATCCCGCTTTGCCGGGCACATCCGGGCTCTGTTTCCCAAAGCGAAGGTTCTCAAGACCCCGGAGGCGGATTATCTTTACCGGGCCTTTGTTCCCCGGCCTCTCGTTGTAGAAAAACTGTCGGCAGCGATTGAAGAAATCGACTATCCGAACTTCAAGAACTCCATCGGAGACGACCGGTACCATGACGCCTGCATGGACGTGTGGTCGGCCCTTTACAGGCACCAGAAAAGGACGTGAATAATGGAACAGAACGTCTTGAAAAAACGATATGAAGCATTGACGCCACTCCCGGAAACGGCAATCGGTGACTATACCTGGGTCGACCGGCTGCGCACCTGGGAGGATTTTCTTGAAAAAGGTCATGATACCGGACTCCTCTTGCGCAAACTTCAGATCAGCGCCGCCGATTACACCGAGGTTCGCGGCCTCTGTCCCGGCCTCCATGACCTTCTGCTGGAGGCATTCCCCGTCACGCCTGAAGTTCAGGTCGAACTTGACGAATGGAAGGCGGAGCTCGGTTTTATCGAATAACGTTTGCACTGGCCGTCCTCCCAACGACGACATATTCAGACTCGCCCTTGCCGAAATGCATGTACTTCCGACCCTGGTAATAGGTTTTCACCGTATCCTCCACGCGGATGCTCATCCTCACGCATTTTGATCCGCCAAACCCGTCAACATTGACCGTCACGGATTGGACCGAATTCCCGGAGAAAGCACCCTTCTTGAAATTCGAAGCAAATTCGCTTTTCGACATGAACCGAACCGCCGGAATCTCCTCATAGCCGTGCAGCCTCCTCATGAGGTACTGCTGAAACTCGTACTCCGCATCGAGGAGCGAAAATACCGTCTCCTGCGGCAGTTTTGCTCGCTGCAAAGACGTTCGTAGCCCCTCTTTCAACGTCGTCACAACCTCGCCTCTCGATGTCTGTCCCGAATGGTATTTCGTAACCTTACCGAACCGGGATTCCGCCCAGAGCTTGATCGTCGCTCCACCCTTCGTAGAAGAACTTCCAGACCACTCAGTAAATAAGCCGCGCAGCACTCCCCGGCCCCAATTGTGAATATTCGCCATCGCGTAGGCTTCAAACTTTCCGACCAAAGCCTCCACGTCCGTCAAAAAGTGGCTTTCTCTGGCTCCATTGATCAGGCCGTTGACCTCGTTCGGCTGCCACCGCGTGACGCCCCATTTTTTGAATTCCGCCAGGTGTTTCCCGAAGCCCTGGGGAACCATCTTGTTTTCGAGATCATAACGATCAATCAGCGCCTGACGCCGTTTCCAAAGGGTCTCCGTGAGATCGTTTATCTCCGCTTTGGCAAAGCCAGCCTGTTCAAATGCCTTTTTCACGTCCGTCTTTTTCAGCTTCAGCAGATCCTCGGCACCGTCCCGCTCCAGCCAGGCATTCTTGTCGAAAATGGCATTGAAGACGGATGCCGACTGACGGTTCAACTGAGCATCCCGCAACGTCTTCACCTCGGCAGGAACGGCTTCATAGGCTTTCGCTCCCCCCTGGGCGCGATACTTAAAGCTCCCTCCAGCATCGATCATGACCACACGTCCATTCTTGGCGAGCATGACGTTGTCAAACTCCAGGCCAACCACGTCCCAATTCTTGGTAAGGACGGAGGCGTGAAAGATCTTCGCCATTTCACCTGGGTGGCTGATCATGTCGGCGGCGCTCATAGCCTTCAAATCCGTCCTCCACTTACTCACCAGGGCCAGTTTTCCGTTTAGGTCCCGGAGGGTCAGTTCCGGCATCTCCACGCCGAGCATCCTGTGGATGGCGTTGGAGGCAAACTCTGTTCGGGCCTGGCCTTCATCTGCGTAAAACTTGACGTAATATCGCTGCTTGTCCGGGGCTTCATACAATCCTCCGGGATTCGATCCTTACTGGGCTTCGACCTTTTTCCAGAGAGTGGTGTCGTCAACCGATGCCTCTGCTTTCTTTTCCTTTTTCACCGTGCTGCGGATTCGCCTGGCGACCTTTGCCACCTCTTTGTCCTTTGCCTCGATCTCCTTGATCAGCGCCTGGGCGATGTCGTCTGGAAGCCGCGCCAGAGACCCTTCAAGGATGCCGTATTTCGCCTGGGTTGCCGTCCCGACGTTGTATCCCCATCCTTTATCGATCCCGACCGGCTCTCCGGTCTTTGGATCGATGGGGGAGGGCGGCGCTTCTCCTTTTCCTCCCGCTTTTGCCCGGTCAAAGTCTTCTTTCGTTGCCGCGAAGATCCTGCACTTGCACCCCCAGCCGTTCGGCACATAATGCGTCTTCCACCAGGGATCATCGTCTTTCAGTGTGATCCCGTTCCAAGCCAGATGGTGGGGCCTCGGAACCCGGCTGTCCCCGTGGCGATAGGTCAGATAACCGTAAAACTTTCGGATGTCCGGATCCTGGAGTTGCTGCCACCGTCCGGCTGCATAAGACGTCCGGATGTTGGTGGAATAGATGACCTCGCTTCGCCAGTTCCTCCCGCCTTTGTAGGACCATCCGTTCCTGGCGATGATGCTGTCGAAATCCTTTCGGAAATCTTCCAGGGTTATGCCCTGGCTGATGGCCTTGTCCACGGCGGTCCGGAAGTCGGTCAGCAAGTCTGCCTTGTAGGCTCCCGCGATCATGAACCCCTTTGCGTGCTGATCCTTCCAGAGATCCGTCCACTTTTCGGTCGGAATATTCAGCTTGTTTTTAAAGAACGATTCCTGCTCTGCGAAGGGCAGTTTAAATACTGATTCGATGGTCATTTAGACCCCCGTTTCGTCCTGGACTTCCGCCATGCCAGCCATTTCCGCCACGGCCATCGCCCGCGCGATCAGCACGCCAAGATCTTCCGGATCCATTTCTCCCCAAAGATCGATGATGCGGTCTCGTAGATCCGCGAGATCCCGCACGTTCGGATTATCGAGCAGGCGACGGATCTGATGCATGAAGCGTTCATCGGTTATGGGCATCGATTCTTCCGCCAGACGTTCAGAAATAAGGTCCGCATCATCAATTTCGCCTTCTGTGGCGATTTCTCCCGTCTTGGCTATGACGACCCTCATCCCAGGGCGTTCGCTTGAAACAGGCTTGTTTTTGGCGGCCAGTGGGGTCTTTTTGCCGGGTGGTTCAGGTTTGACATCGCCAAGCGGTGTCTCCCCTTTCTGAGGCAGGGGAATCTTAAACCGATCCGATACGTGTTCGGCAGACATCGGTTGCCCCATTTCCCGGAGGTTTTTATAAACCGTACTCAGTTTTTCCAGATCCTCCGCAGGTTCGAACATGATCTTGAACCAGGGCAGCGGCTTATCCCATCCGAAATTATAGCCAACCAGGGGCCGCACCATCTGAAACCGCACTGTCTTTTCAATGGCTTGACAATCGGCCTTCGTCAGATCCCTGCGGACCCGGTCCTGGGCGTCTTCGTTTCCCAACTTGCCCGGCGTACCTTCCGTCGTGGCTGTCTGGCCGAGAATGGCTTTCGACATTTGCCGGTCGCAGAAATTGGACAGGGCTTCGTAGATGTTCTCCGTCCCGGCATTTTTCATGGCCTGAACGAACTCGATCTCCGTGCTCTTGGAAATGATTCCGGCAGCGTCGGAACCTAATGACTGGATCGCCGCGACCAGGGCGTCCTTGTCTTCCTTGCTCGCGCCAGGATCATATTTACCCAGGCGAAGAGGCATGCCGAAAACCTCGGAGAAGGCCACCCAATCTTTCAGGGAATAATTCTTGAACAGGTACATCCAGGCGCATACACGCAGGACGCCAGAACGGGTGTCATAGCCGGATCTGGCTTTGTATCGATGATAAACCAGCTTGAAGGGCGGCATGATCTCCCCGTACACGGGCTCCACTTCGGTTACGACGCGGGGTAATTCAAAGCTCTTGGCCCACATGTCACCACCCCGGTCATAGAAAACGGCTTTCTTGGGGTGGATCCAGGACAGGCCTCCAATGACAGCCTTTCCGCCGTCGATCTGCCAAAGGATCTCGCAAAGGGAATAACCCTTTCCAATAGCGTCCAGGAGGTCCAGCAGGGCATCGTCAAAGCTGTCGAGGTTAAAAATGCAATCGGAGACAAAATCCCGGATTTTTTTATCCTCGGCAGACTCCGTCCAGGACGTCAGATCATAGTCCAGACCCAGGACGGCGTTCTTCCTCGTCTGCAATTCCGAAAAGAGATGAGTGTCTTTCTCCTCCATCTCCTCGAATAACTCAGCCTGCCGGTAAACGTCCCCGCCGTCGGCCTCTTTGAAAATGTCGGCCAGGCGCTGGGGGGTGAGTCCTTGACTCGGATAGGATGACCATCGGTCCCGGATCGTCGTCACGGCGATCTCGCGGGTCTCCGGCTGTTTCATGACCTGAATTTCTTTTCCGAATTGATCATATAAAGTTGCCATCACCAGGCCCCCTGCTGTGCAGCGAAGCGCCGCTTGTTGACGGTTTCGTATTCTACAGGCCCGGATTCTCCTTCCGATGTGGCAAACCAGGCTAATGCACCGGAAACCCCGGAATCTCCGTGCCGCTGCTTGTTGTCCTTGCCTTTCGTTTTCGTTTCCGGCAGTTTTGCCACTCCGCGCACGACCTTGAAGGCCCGGTGGTCCTCGATAATGTCGGCATCTTTCGGAAGCTGAATGGAACGATCCTCAAAGGCCGATTTGTATTTTGGCATGTGTTCCCGGTACCAGGTCTCGCTCAACATAACCTGGGCGATGCGCGAGGCTCCGTATTTCTGCATGGCCACTTCCGCCAGATACTGGCCGTTGCCTCTCGCGTCGAGCGCTCCGTAACGGAACCGGGGAAGGCGGTCGACAATGTAAAACAGCACCTGCTCCTGCTGTTTGAACGGGATGTTTCGGAGTTCCACGATAAATGGAGCGCGGAATGTGGCTGATTGCTGCTCGCAAAGAGGCGTGATGACCGTCAAGTCACCCGTCCGACCGAAGTCCTCCCCGAAATAGGAGGCACGCTTGGCATCCAGTTTTATCAACAAGGGCTTCAGGGTCTCATCGCACCAATCCTTCACTTCCGCGTAGCGGATGTGATCGGCGATCTCGGCAAACGCTTTCGATTGCTCATAACGGATGACCGGGATCTCATCGGAGAGGCAGGTCTCGATCAGCGCACGGGTCAAAAAGGTTCCCGTTCCCTGGCTCGGGATGCAGAAAAGCTCTTCATCGGCATCCTCCCCGTAGGAATCGATCATTCCTTGCCGCCAGGCCGCCTCTCCCTCTTCAGTCCATTCCCGGCCCAGGACCTCGCAGATCCTCCGGTAAAGACCCTCCTGCAGGGCGGCGTCAAAGTCCACCCGATGGAGGCTGTACGGCTTCTTCCCGGCCCGGATATCCTGGATGACGGAATTGAATTCGTTGACGTCCCCGAAGTGCGTGCTGATAACCCGGACCTGGCCTCCCCACATGAGAAGAGCCATCGCCGCCTTGAGCAGCCCGGCCAGATCGTCATGGAAAGCGGCTTCATCGATGACCACACGGCCCTGCTTACCGCGAAGGTTCGTCGGCCGGCTGGAGAGCGCCGTGATCCGCCAGCCCGATTCGAGGGTGATTTTGTAGGCCAGAATCTTCTTTTCCTGGACGATTCCGCCGATTTCCTCTTCGTCTATCTCCTCGTATTCCTCCATCGCCGACGCAGCCAGATTATAGGCCCGCGCCCAGTTGGCGCAGTCGTTGATGAATTCCAGAGCCATGTCCTTCGTGTAACCGATGTACCAGACGTTCCGTTTCTCGCCGCTCCCGGCTTCCGAGGCATAGAGGGTATCATCAGCCGCCTCGGCCCAAGAAATACCCACACGGCGCGATTTCTCGATGAATTTGACCGGAGATTGATCGGCGACCCAGCGGGTCTGATAGGGCAACAAAATGCCCGTGGCGGGTCTCGCCTGATCAAAATCATTCTGGAGGTTCACTTCGGTCATACAATCCCCAAGATCTTCTTCCGGATCTCCTCGGCGGTCTTTTCCGACATGCCGCTCTTTTTGACGGCCTTGACGACCTCTTCCGCCGCGTCTTTTGCTTTGCCTTTGGCCTCGGACATCCACTTCTTCTGGTCAACAGAGGCTTTACTCAGCTTGGCCACCATGATGCCCATTTTCGGGAATATCTTGGCGAAGGCCACCGGATCTGACGTCTGCAGGTTGACCAGGACATCAAATGCTTTTTCCTGCACCAGGCTGATCAGAGCGTCATTCATGACGCCTTCGTTGTCTCCCACGGCTTCTGATACGGCCCGCGCCTGCTCCGACGCGACCTTTATCGCCGCCAGTCGGTCCTCGAAGGCTTGCCCGTAGCGGTTGATAGCCGATCTGGAGATCTCGAATCCCTGCTCCTGAAGCCAGTCGGATAACTTTCTGTAATCGGAGAAACTCCCCGTGATCAGGCGTTTATCCAACTCCCTTTTGATAATGTCGGGCAGTTTCGTGATCTTCGATCTCGAAGGCATATCACCACCACTTCTTAGGCCGGGCGATCCCAGGACGGCAATCCACGGTATATTCCACGACGTCGATGCCGTGATTGTTGATCTTGGCTCGCCAGACGGGGCTGTCACGATGTGTTACCGCGACCAGCTCACGTTCCTCCAGGTAATCGAGTTCCCGGCGAACATCGTTGAGCGTCGCGTCCAGGATGACGGGTTCGATGGCGTTGCGGATCATGACCTCCGATGTGCCGCTCGGCTGGGCTGCATGCAGCGTTCTCAAAATGAGCCAGCGCATCTCTTCGCGCCGGGCTTTTTCAATATCGAGAGGGGGGGAATCCTTCATAATACCTTCTCCTTCAATCTTTCTATGGAGTCATACAGGCGGTCCAACTTGGCGTTGATCACGACTTCAAACCGCACAAAATCCTCTTTCCTGACATAGGAGAGAGGAAGATCTGCTTTCAGTTCGAGGAAGTCCCTCTCCACTTTGGAAAGTTTCGACATCCGTTCATCGATTCTCCGGTTGATGTCATCGCAATGGGCCTTGAGCATTTCCCGCAATACCGCTACGATAAGGACGCTCCAGGCCGCGATCAGCCCTGCCAGGAAAACAAATAATTGCCAGTACTCACCCAAGATTCCTGTCCCTCCTCTCCTTTTTTTCCTGACAACCGATGCACCGGACGGCGTTGGGAAGGGCCTCCAGGCGCGCCGTTTCAATTTCGTCTCCGCAGTCGCAGCATGGTTTGACATGCCCAGGCCCCGCCCCCTTCATTCCAGGGGCAGGGTGGCTGGCGCTTGTCAAAAAGGCGTCCTGTCTACCGGCAAAGTGAGCCCGGAGGGCCGATTGCCGGAAAAGCTCGTCATTTTGTTGGGCGACGTCGATCTCGTCCATTCACCACCTGTATGAGATGCTTCCCATGACTTTGGCATCTCCGCTCGTGTTCGCTTCCCCGTAGACGCCGAGATGGATGTTCCCGATCCTCATGAAATCCCACCGTCCGTATATGTCGGCCTCCATGCCGTTCTTGATCGTCACGCCGTACCGCACCCCGATCTCCTTCTTGTTTTCAAAATCGATGAAGGGCAGGGGCTGCTGCTTGGCAATGAGCTTCGATTCTCCGGTCTTCGTGTCCAGGACAGCGACGACGTTTGTTTTCCCTTCGTAGGGAGTAACCTCTCCGGTCGTGATGACCTGTTTGTCCTCGTCTTTGGCCACCTCGTCCGGCAGCTTCAATTTCTCCACAACCACTTGTTTTTCGAGGGTGACCACTTCCTTGACAGGAACCATAACCCTCTTGATTTTTGTCACCGTTTTTATTTCTGGAACCTTGACGTATTCCGTCCTCGAAATAACCGTCGGGTGCTGTTCCCGGTACCAAGCGACGACGGCGGCGGTTAATGCCAGCGCCGCCAGGATAGTCGCAATGATCGTCACTCTTTTCATCGTTCATACTTCCGACCCGCTTGACGGATCTTGTAGGGATACTCGATATTGACCCGGCACATATCCAGCAGCCCCTTTTTCATCTTGATCACCTTTCTGCTGCAGGCCACTTCAACCTTCTGATAATCGCAGGACCCTGCTTTCCGGATCTCCTTGTTCATCCGCTCCAGGCCGCCGTTATAGGCCCGGTAGGCGTAATGCCAGTCCTGGCAATCGATGTTCCGGTAAAGCCATCGGTCGTAAAGGATCAGCGCCCGGATCGACCACCGTGGATCGTAAGGCATGGGCTTCATCGAGACATCCCGGAGGGCCTTTTCTTTGCCCTGGATCCAGGTTGCCGTTTCCGGCATGAACTGCCCAAGACCCATGCCGCCATCGAATGCCGTAACACCTGCATCGCAACGGCTTTCCGTTTCGATCTGGCCCATGAAGTCGCTCGCGGGAGCGTTCATCCCGACGTGATAGCGGGCCTCCCGAACCACCTGGGGCCAGTATTTCAAACAGCGGTTTCCGGCGTCACAGACCGAGGGTAAAAGCCAGGATAAGAGCAGCGTAAAGCAAGCCGCGAAACACCATGACGCTTCGTTTCTCATCTCCGGAAAGGTCCTCCGTCGCTCCGTAAACGGGTTTAAAGAACACAGCCCAGACAAGTTCGGCAGTGGAGACACCGAGCAGGGACAGGCATATCTTGTAAAAAATGATACCCAGGGCGTTCGCTCCCTGGGTAAAATAGAGGATTGGCAGGACGACCAGGAGGATCAGGCCGAAACGGATGATGTATTTTTTTATCTCAGTCATCTTTCCCCCTCAACAGCATGGCCGCCGCGTCTCTGGAGACGTCGAGATCGTATTTCTCGGCAATGAAACCGGCGAAACGGTCTGTATCGGCAACCTTGTCCTGGGAATATTCCAACTGCTTTCGGTAGGCTTCCACCTCGGCATGCAGGCGGTAAGGATCATCGAGGAGGTAAAGGAGGCTGTGGAAGAGGATCAAAAGGCGATATGCCTGTTTGACGTGGGTGAGTTCGTGCTGCAGGAGACCTTCGTCATTGACATGCTTCGGGCGGATTCGGACGATCATGGCGTTGGCGCAACCGGCAGACCCCTCCGGGACGCGATCCGTATAGATCACGATGGCGGGAAGAACTTTGTAAATAAATTGAATTTTCATCTTTCGGTATCCTATGAAAGCCAAAAAAAAGAGGGCCACCCGTCTATGACGGATGGCCCTCTCAGGGGCTCTCAGTTTTCGCACCGGCAGGGTTTCAGTCCCGCTGGCCCTCTCAGGGGCTCTCGGTGTTTAAGAATTTAGGGTCAAACCCTATCGCATCTCCGCAGTTTTTGCAAGTATTTTTTCAATATATTGTGTAGTAACCCAAACCTGACCACAAGATCCAGGGCATTTGAATTCTAATTGAACATCACCTGCACATTGATGCCCCTTCAAATCCGCCAGTCGCTTTCCGCAACGCGGGCAAGGCAACGTAATTTCCCGGTCATGATCAGTTTTTTTTGCTTTAACTTTCATGTTTGTCCTCTCTTCCCATTGGAGGGGCCCGATATTTCCGCCTCGGGGCCGGGCGGCATGGCGTGTATTTTATCCACTGATCTTCTCGATCATCTCTTTCAATCGCCGTCTGTTGGTCTCGATCTGCTCATCCGTGAGATGGGCGGGTGGGACATCCTTCATCTTCGGCAACTGGACCGTCTCTTCCGCTTCCGGATACCTGCTCCCTGACATCAGGCCCGCTTCTTTCTTCCGCAGATCCCGCTCCGACTGCTTCCCGGATTCGCGCTCTTCCTTATCGGATATCCCGATCATGACCTTCTTCAGGTAATTATGGTTTTCCAGGCGCTCCTGAAAATTCTTGAGAACAACGATGTTCAGAGCCTCAGCAATCCCGGCATGGCTGATACTGTAGCGCTTCTTGTTGAACGTGAACGCTTCGGCCTGGAATACCATCTTCAGTACGTCCAAGATCGACCTGACCTTTGCGGCGTGCTTACTCATCGGGACGATGCTAAAAAGCTCAACGTAGGCCCATGCAAGATTGCTATATTTCCCAAAGACAGGCAGCATCTTGATGATGGCATAAAGGTCGCTGTCCGTTTTCAATTCCATAAAATCAATATCCTTCCTACAATAAGGACAGTTGTATTTCACGGTTACCCCCCCCCATGAATGCTTTCCCGACGTAACTCGTCGCTTAACTGCAGCCGCGCGAAAGTCTCCGGCTTCGGGCAGATCTGGCCACGACCTGGTCCATAAAATCCGTTATTGAGCGTGATGGTGTAGTCTAGGGAGCACTCGCCACCGCTGGAGCAAACTTTCAGGGCTCTACACCCAAAGCAGGTACGTTTTCTTCTTGGTCCCATATGCCCCTCCTTTTTACGGATCTCCGAACACGAGGTCCAGAGCACGCATTATTATTCCGCCGTTCTTTCAACCCATTGCGACATCCGGGCCTTCTCGGCAGGCCACTCATCCGACTTGCGCATTTTCATATACTGACGATACAGGCATTCCATCGTGCCGGTCGCCTGCCTGATCAGATGAATTCGCACCAGGGCCATACCGGTTTTGTCTTCCGGATCATCACCCTGGGACGGCGGGGTCTTCATGCCCTGATATTGGTATCCGTTGGCACGGGTCGTGAACTCAAACTCATCTCCCTCCCGATTGGCTCTGATGCGGGCTTCTATAACCATTTTCCCCTGACGAAGGGCTTCCATTCCTTCTTTCAGGTCGGCGTGTTCACCCTGGCAAACGACCTGCTCCAGGTACTCTCCCTCACCAGCAACCAAGGCAATTCGGCGAACAAAAAATACCGCTATGGGGTCAAGTCCGGACGGGTAAATGATGCCATCCCGTTCTTCAGCCTTGAACCATAGCCAGGTAAGAAATTCGCGCCGCATATACTGATCTCCAATGTTATTCGAAATATCACTTGAGGGGCGAAGAATTAGATTGAATGTTTTCATAAAAAAACCGACGAAGGTATCGATGGCCGGAATGGAAAGGCTGCCGAAATATACGATGCCTTCCTCGACATCCCAGATGATCTCGTAAATATGCGGTATGGGGGGAATGGCATGTTCTAGACCGATCATCACAGACTCCCGGATTGCGGTTCGCTGCTCCCTATAGAGCCTCTTCTGGCCGGTTTCCGCGAGTTTTTTCTCTTCTTCTTCTAGACAGCGCATTCTAACGATCGCTGCTGGAATCGTGCGGCGATCGATACGCATGGCGAAGAGCCGATATTGGCTTCCGTCGGTTAAATCGCCCAAAAACTTACCGTCTCTGGCGTTATCGATGCTTGTCCAGCCGATATTCTCATCTTTAGACTCCAGGCCGAGATCACGGAACGCGTAGGCTTTGATCTTTTGATAATATTCCGCCGCGTCAAGCATGGCCGCGCCACCATCGATCTTGAACTGTGATAACGATGCTTTTCCCTTCAAAATACTCATGATAAACCTCCCTTTATTTATGAAATTATATTGTTGATTCCCTTGATCGCTCGTTACCTATTCAGACTTTTGCTCGTGTTTCTGACAGTTCAGGTCAACCGATCCGCTTCCGAGATGGCCCTTTTCGGAAGGCCATACTGAATGGATTCCATTGATGGCACCTTCGATGAAATGCCGGTCGGTGCATTTATCCATTTTTGTGCATGTTCCGCAGCGCGTGTTCAACGAATACGACATATTTTCCTCCTTCATCTCAGATCAAGGGAATCAACAATATAATTTGATCATTTACTGAGTTGTGCGATTTGATTCCGATCCACCTCGACAAGGGCGGCGAGGAACCTCCGGATCAACTGTCTGTCAATCCATCAATGCAGTCACCGCACCCTTCATCAAATGCTGCATAAATTTCTTCAGATAGCGCCTGAAGTTCATCAAGAAGGTCTGGATCAGTGCATACGTATGCTTTCTTTTGGCTGAAAAACCTCGCTGCCATCCCCCCTCCTATGCGATCTCGCTCAATAACTTCTGAAATTCCGCCGTTTTTTCTTTCAACATGGTTACTTTTTCTCGTGGGACGAATATTTCTCCATAGGTGTGCTGGATCCTTCTGATCTCGGCCGCATACAACTTCGGGTCTTGGGAGATCCGGTCCAGAAACTTTGTCACGAGCTGCACCCATGCAGGTGTTCCGTCATTCTCGGGTAGGAAACGCATGTGCTCTATGACTGTTACCGTTTCCGGATCATCGAAGCCGAGGGTGTACTGCGCCATCATGTCCACAAACGCGGCTTTGCTTCCGCGACTGGCTTTCACCAAGCCTGTCATCGACCGACGGCGAAACGCGGCCTTGAACCTTTCCGCCTCTTTCGCATCACCGGGAAGGTAGTATCCTCCACCACCACCCGCCTCACACATGATAGGAAGGGAATGGGTCATGATCAGGTGATTGATGAGAGTACGGAGATCACGCTTACCCCTCTCCCCTCCGTCCTCAAATAGTGCGAATGCCATGTCTGCCGCTGAGATCGCCGCGATGCGACCACAGCCGCGCTTTTTCATGGTTTCAACACATTCCGCTTCCAGACTCGTGAGCGCGGCCTGGTGAGCACCTGTCCTCCTGTCAATTCCAAGATCTGAATTATTCATGTTGCCTCCTCTGCTAACATTTTATTAAAACTCCTTGATCTCAATTTGTATTTTGAAATAGCGATGATAGAAAGAATCGCCCACCCTTCCTTCAGGCCATACTTCGGGCCGTATAAAATATGGCTCACAGCGGCTTCGACCACTCGATGCGTATATTTGAGAGGCTTCCCCTCCCTCATTTGCTCACCGGAATATTTTGTTTCCAGAAGTTGCAGGCGATCCCCGCACTCATAGTTTCTGTCGTTGAATCGCAGTTCAAATCTCTTTGCCCCAAACCATAGGGCTTCAAAAGAATCATGATCTTCTTTCAGACGATGCTCCCTTCGTATCATCGTTCCTGCTCCTTGATTTTTCCGATCACGGCCAGCAGCCGCTCCAGTTTGTTGACGCTTCGGCACCAGATCAGGCTGTCAACACCGCAGATCTTTTTGATCAGCCCCGGCAGCCGCTCTTGACCGTTGTGGATTTCTAGGGATGCCTCCTGAACTCGGAACTTCAATGCATTAATCTGAGCATCAACTGGCTTCTGTTTCCGCGATTTTACCGGCCTCCACCCGTAATGCTTCAGATACTCGACCAGCTTTTCCATCTGTGGGATGGTCAATTCCTTCGCGCTGGTGACCTTCATCCCGGAGAGCATTGCCTCGTATTGATCCTCCGTCAGGCCCATATCCTTCTTGGCAATGTGTATTTTGGCCAGGAGGCCTTGCCTCTGTAGAGCGAGCGCATCCATTATTTCATGACCTCGACTCGAAAGCGGTCAGTGTTGACAACCCGATATACGGACTCCCGGCCATAACTGGATGATCGAGACCGGTATCCTTCGTGCTTTAGATGCCCAGCCTGCACTAATCTTCTGGTTAACTTGTCGATATAGTTTCGGTCTGTATCGGTCATGCGCTGAATGTCGGTCACCGAAAACGGATTGTGGAAACTGAGCAGGCGCATGGCCTTGAAGATCTTCTCCTGTACCTTTCCGCCTTCAAAACCGATCGCCGGCGTCTTGGAATAGACGTAGGAACTATAATTTTGTCGCCGTTTTCGTTTGTCGTTCTTCTTGGCGATCTCCCCGCGCTTGATGAAATCGGCAAGGCTGCTTCTCACCCTTTCTCGTCCTTTTCCGGGCGCAATATCCAGCGCCTCGCATAGCTGCGTGGGAGTGAAGGAGCGTTGTTGCGTCTCCATCCATGCCCGCATCCGGGAAGCCAAACCGCTCTTAGGAATTTCTGAGGACATTCTTCACCAACTCCTCTGTGATCTCTGCGTTGCTGGCCTTCATAGCGCGCTCGATGGAGATGGCCGCCGTCAGGACCGGTCTCCAGTCACCCCGACCGTGCTGCTGGATCAGGAGAGACACCTCTTGGGGAAGTTTGACGTTCAGGGATTGCTTGAAAAAGAAAGCGATGTCCTGCTGTGTCACCTGTGAGAACTCCATCTTTCGGCGGATCCGGCTGGCCAGCCTGCGCCGGGAAGCGATTTTTCCCTTCAATTCATCCTCGCCGATCAGCAGGATCGGACAGGAAAACCGTTCGTTCAAGTTTCGCAGCATTTCCAGGATGTTCATGGCAAGCAGATCGGCTTCGTCAATAATGATCAGCCGCCTGTCTTTGGCCATTTCATCGCCGATGACTGACAGGCAGGTATCCGACCTGGTAGGCCGGACCTTCGCCAGTTCGAAGGCGATTTCCCGGAGGACCATCGGCGGGGTCCTGGTATTCAGGGGCGGGATATAGACGGCGTCGGTGTGCGTCGCATGGTGCTTCGCCGCTTCCGTTTTCCCCCGTCCTGCCGGGCCGGTCACCATCGCCAGTGATGGTCCGATCAGGCTGGAACGGTCTGCCAGTTCAATGCATAGATCGTTGAATCTCCTCGTGTTCGCGGTCTCGATAAATTCCTGTATCATTGATTGCCCTCCTCGTTTTTTACATGGCAGCGTCTTCGCGCTCAAATTTCCACCGCGCCCGTTCCGCGTCCGACATCTTTGCTTCGTATCCGTCCACCCAGGTACGGTCTTCTTCCGTCAACTGGCCGCCAAGCGTTTCGTATTTCACGCACCACAAATGGCGTTCGCATTCCTTAAGGAAGAGGTTCGGTCGGGGAGGAAGAGGCTTGCTCGTCTTTTGCGGCAGGGTATTCATGGCTTCCAACTTGGCCACTTCCGCTTCGTATTGTTCTGGTGACAGCGGCTTTTCATGGGTGATCCTGGCCTGTTCCTGGCGGCGCTTCTCCTCGCCGATCCGGGCCGCCACCTTTTCCGTCTCCGGGACCTGCGAGTATTCCCGGAAGTCGGGGATGTGGCGGGTCAAGGCACGGAAATTTTCCGCGATCTGCTTTCGTCTGGCTCGTTTTTCAACGATCTTCCGGCGTGCAAGGTCATCATCCTTCATCGATGAATATTCAACCGGCGAGGCAGAGCAAAGATATTGACCGCGATGGAAGACCAGGACCATATCCGCCTCTATTGGATTGAACCGGATATCCACCCGTTCCCCATGAAGCTCCATCAGCAGATCGTGCTCATAGACTTCGCTGTCGATGCTGATTCTGCCCCGCTGAACGATGCGTGAGGTCTTCTTCAGGAAGATCAGGTCAGCCGCTTCGTCTGATATGCTCTTCGGACGCCAGCCGTCCTGGTAGCAGGATTTCAGGCAGTCCATCGGCGTGACTGCGGCCGGACGTGGTTGCCATGTCCATTCCTTTTTTACGCCGCGATGGGTCTTTTCCCGGTTGTAATAGTCGATGGCCCGGTAGCAGAGCAGGTAAAACTCGGAAGCCAGGAGTAACCGACCCTGGACGGCCAGCTTCATGGCCTCCTCGTGATCGATATCCTGGTTGTGAATGTCGTCATTCAGTCGTTTGACGCTTCCAGAAAGGCGGAACCTGCTCCGCAGGATGTCCTCGATCACGCTGAAGGTTCCTTCGATCATTTTGGCCTTCGCGTTCTTCACAATGGCTTTTTTATGCGTGCCTGGCGCGATGATCGGATTGATCTCCTCCGCTTCCATGTCCACCAGGTCAATCGGCGCATCGACGGTCAACTGCCACTCCATCCCCAGGGCCCGGATCTCTGACATGATTCCCTTCATGTATTTGCTCAATTCCGGCTTTCCGTTGTCGGTATAGATGCTGTTGAAGCATCCCCAAACCCGCATACCAATCCGCAGGGCCAGGCCGCAGAGGTGAGCATCATAATGATGATCGAAAGCCATCCCATAGATCAGGCGGGTCCGAAGGTCCTGCCACATAAAGCACTCAGCGCGAAAAACCTGACCGCTGTCGTCGTCCACCACCCAGAAGTCAAAGCGATGCTGGTCTCCAACCAACATTTCAAAGGGAGCCAGGTCGGAATAATCCCGGAGGATGGGAGGCATGATGTTGTCCAGGGCGCGCATGCCGCCCTTTTGCAAGGCCAGCATCGTGGGCGTTGCCCGCTTGTTGAACCACCAGACGGCAGATTCCTTACAGCCGATTCTCCAGGTCCGGCGCTGAGCCTCGATGATCAGGACGTCCTCGTACAGGGCCTTGAGGTCGATTTTGCGATGGGCGGGCTTCAGGCAAAGGCTGATCCACCAGTCCAGGGCTTCCGGCGTCCATGCTTTGGGATTGTCCCTGGTGGACTTCCGGTGCTCGACCCCGGCGATGCCGCATTTTTCGTATTTGGCCTGCCACCGGTAGATGGTCTGCCAGCCGATCTTGTTCTTGGCGGCGATATGCTCGATCCATTTGCGCTTTCCGAGCGCCCAACCTTTCGGGACGGCTTCCGTCTCCCGGAGGATCCCGAGGATCTCCTTGACGCGAGGGTCATGAAGAGTGTCGAGGGAGATGGCGCGATCTGGCGCCCAGGTATTTTCCCTTCCTTTATTATATAAGGATAAAGAACCGGCGCCGTTTCCTTTCCGTCCGGCAGTGTCGGGGAGGACCTCTGCGAGGGCCGGAAAAAGGTCGTGCGCCGGTTCAGGCGGAGCAAGGAGGGCTAAAGCGGTTTCAGCGGCGGCAGGGGAGAGGCTATTGATCATTTGCGGGATACACTGCTGTGATACATATCCTTTATTTATAAGTGCATTCTGTATCCGCGTTGAAAGGGTAGGTAACAGCCACCTTTTTCTGGTGCCGTTCTTGCCACTGCTTTTTTCTTCGGTATATGAGGCGCCTTCTTTACTCAGCATCATATTGGCGGCCCTTTCTGTGATTCCCAAAGCCGCCGCTATCTCTTTCGATGTGAATCCTAAATCCATAACTCACCTACCCAACGAGTATTTTTACGATTGTGGGTCCGAAATACAGGGCGGCCACGATGATAACGATCCAGCACATACGGTCGCACCAGGGGCTGTTCATCAACGCCTCAAACCAGTCCAGGGTTCTGTCTCTTATGATTTCCGGCTTCATCGCTCTGCCTCCATTTCTTTCAGGAAAACCATGCGCTTCCTCTTTTCCTGCTGTATCTTGCCGATCTCCTCCTCCAGCTTCATGATCTCCGCTCTAAGCGCCTCCGGTCCGGGTAGAACAAAGACGCCGACCAGGCGGCCCAGTATCTTCAGCGGTTCGCTGCAGCCAACAGCCTCACAGAAGGCAGGAAGAAAAATAGCCGGGAATCGGTGATTTTCCTTTGCTTCGCTGGTCCATGAGTCCAGCATGGACTTTGAGATGTCAGTGCCGGTCAGTTCCGACATCCGCCCGGCCACTTCCCAGCGAGAACGAGGGCAGCGCTTCAACGCCTCGCTGATTGCTTCACGGAAGGTCGTATCGATATTGAAGCTTCCGGCAGGCTTCTTTGCGCTTTGCTGTTCCTGGTAATTTTTCAGAATATCGAAGAGGGAAAGTTGATTGTCTAAACTATTTTTTGACTTAGCCATTGAAACCACCCGATTTTTCGTTTATAAGTAAGCCGTAAATTTAAATTGTGCGTTCAATACCGAACTCCATTAACCGACCCTTGCGGGCGCTTTCATAAAAACGGTGTATTGCCGAATGGGACATATGTTTTTCCGGGTTGTTCGGGTAAGCGGCCTCGATGGCTGTTTTGATATCTCTGAAATGCATACCCTGCTTTCTAAGCGTCATGACCATTTCTCTGATAGCAGGGTCCCGGAAGCCACCGATGAGCTTGTGGCTGAAATGATTCCACTTCCCCATCGGGTTTGGGGTAAGTCGTTTTTCTGGTAGGGTCGGTTTATTGTCCATGAGGGTCAAAATTTGATTCAAGGTGGTTTGAATGTCGGAAATGTCTCTTTTAATGTTGATAATCTCGGTTGCGATCTGGTCTTTTTTCATATGGCCCCCTCCTTCAATATATGGGGATGGATGTTTGATGATCTTATGCGCTTCCCCTGGCCCACTCAATTCTTGGTCTTCCTCGTCTCGGGATTCCGTAAAGGTAAATGGACGGCCAAATAATTTTGACATCTTTATTGATTGCCTCGGCTATGGCCTCATGGACTCGTCTGGACGTAACCCAACCGTGAATGCAGTCGGAAACGACACTCGGGCGGACGCCAACGGCTCGTGCGATGGCCGCCTGATTCAGACCTTTTTTCAGGATCTCTGCCTTGATATCTTCCGGTTTCATGTCGGATACCATGCGGGTCTGCATTTTCATTTTTTTGAATCTCCTGTGTTAGGCTGTTTTATAGACTGCATAAACGATATTATTCGCTTTGTCAAGTTGTTTTTTCGCTTCCCTATTGATTTTCCGGTGAATATTTATATGTCATTGATAAATTTACATAAACATACGATTTTCTTATTTCCTAATACGACTTCCTTATTGGGACAGGAATAAGGAAGTGAAAAAGGAGCTTATATGAGCGATGAAGAATTGAAAAAGCGGGTTAGATGGGCGATTAATCGTATATGTAAAAACCATGAGCACACCAATAAAACGCTCGCGCCTTTATTAGGCGTAAACGTGGGCACGTTGAGTAATTACAGAACGATGAAGAACCTACCTAAGGCATCGTTTATTATAAAACTTTGCGAATTATTTGAATGTAATAAAGAATGGCTGATGACAGGGAAAGGCCGCCCGTTTTACAAGACAGCAGATTTTTATGATGACGGAATCAATATGGAAAAAAATGAATCTCCTCCAGGTTCAGTACAATTTGATTCAACTCAAGAAGATTTACAATGTCATGGTATGGAATTTCGCATCTCCGACGCCATGACCATGTGCGCCCGCGTCTTAGAATCCGGCACCTCTTACGCAACGGCTTTATACTTGAATATCCAACACTTCGACCGTGCTGTTCAGGCTGAAACTGTCGTTAAAAAGTGCCAGGACGATCTTAAAGTCATGGGTGCTTCTATTGCTAAGATGCAGTCACGAATGGATGAATTGGAAAAAGAAAATAGGAACTTACATGAGGAAATTCGGAAGTTAAAAGGGAACAGTGGCGGCTCCGCGCCCATCGCCCTGGGAATGGATCATGCCGCCCCTACTGGTACAGAAGGTCAGGAAATCTGATACGGGTTTCTATCTAATGCCGCAAAGGGATTGATATGGCACTAATAAAATGCAAGGAATGTAGTGGAAAAGTAAGCAGCGAAGCGGAAAAGTGCCCGCACTGCGGTGCTCCAGTCATAAAAGAACAACCTCACGAAAGCAAAAAACCAGGGTGTTCTTCAAGATCGATCACAATCCTAATTGCCCTTATATTGTTATGGGTTATAATATTCAAATGTAAAGATGACGCACCGCCACCACCGCCGCCGCCACTAAAACCGGCCGCTGTAAAAACTGTGGACAAATTTTCACAAATGACAAGTGCCGATCATTTAGCGGAGGGAAACGCTGCTCTTCAAGATGGCTATAAGCCCAATAAAGATATAATGAAAACAAAGTGGGGGCGGATAGATGACGCCAAAAAACATTTAGCGGCCATCAATAGTAATGCCCAAGAGTATAATGAAGCGCAGAAATTATTAAAAGAGGTAAATAGAAGAAATGCTGAAATCAAAAAAGCCTCTGAAATTATTGCAAGAAAAGTTTCAATCAAGCTGCGTGAAGAGTTGTCAAAAAGGATGGAAGAAAATTTGCTAAAAAAGGGAATGGATGCCGAAGTTTATGTGAGTGGACTGGATAAAACCACGATGCGGATAAAGTATGTCCTTTTTTCGAGACCATTTATTTACAAACTGGTAAATGAAGGAGAATTGCTCGATAATTTAGAAAAATCAGGCTTCAAGAAGGTAATCTTTGATAATAAATTTGGGCAAACATGGACCTACACATTGAAAAAGGAAAAATAATTTTGTCGCACGTTACGTTTTTCTATCAACAGCTTTTCCAAAAAGATTGTCGCATGCACGCTTTACATGTCGGCACGGTACAAAATATTTCTATCTATGCATAGACATTAGCCTTACTTGTGCTATAAAGCGCGATTAGTCACGCATAGTCCAGGTCAATTCTTGTCTCATAATACGTTACTTCTCACAGGGGGTCATCTGGGGTAGCAGAATTTCACCAACTCTCCTTATTTTCATGAGTCAGCGCTATTCTGATTTTGCTTCCGTTTGCGATTGCTGCGGGACGCCATTTTCTTTGCGCGCTTGATTCCCA